AAGAATATACCCTGAACGTATTTTAAAAAGAGAAGCTGAGAACTATAAAAAAATGATTGAGAAAGGAGTTGCTCTTTCAGAGTTAAACCACCCTGAATCATCGTTAATTGACCTTGATAGAGTATCTCACGCGATTACGGAGATATGGTGGGAAGGACCTGTGTTAATGGGTAAATTAAAACTATTAACAAGTCCAGGTTTCCACGAGAGAGGTATAGTATCTACCAAAGGTGATATGGCGGCAAACTACTTAAGACAGGGGGTAACATTGGGTATCTCATCAAGAGGGGTTGGGTCACTTAAAAAAGTTGGTGAACAGAATGAAGTACAAGACGATTTTGAATTAATATGTTTTGACTTAGTATCATCACCATCAACACCAGGGGCATATTTATTCAGTCAACCTGAAGAAAGATTTAATTTTGAAGAAAACCTTGAAGAAGAACAAAAAATGAAAGTACAAAGACAAGTTGGTGAAAATGGTAACAAATCACTTGACTTAATGAAAAAGTTGAACGATTATTTAGGGTATTAAAAAATTTAAATTATGGACGAAAAATATTTCATTGCAAAAGTAACCACTGATTTGGTTGACGAGAACTCGGGCAAAATCAAGAAACTAAGAGAAGAGAAGTTGGTTAGAGGATACAATCCTACTGACGTTGAAGCTAAAGTAACTAAAGTTTACGAAAACTACACTCAGGATTGGAGAATCACCGCAATTGTTGAAAGTAAAATTGATGAGGTGATAGATTAAAATAAATTTTAATTTTCAATAATTTAACTAAAAGGGGTCAATTCGACCCCTTTTTTTATTTTTTGCTATTTGGGTAATATTTATATGTAAATAAAAACCCGTTATCAAATCAGTTAAAATTAAAACTTTTTTGATAATGGGAGATATTTATATAACAAAAACAATAAAAAACGCATGGCGAAAGAAAAATCTTTAGTTGAGGAGGCAATCATCCAAATGAAAAATTTGGAAGAAGCTGTTGCCGAGAATGCAAAAGGAATACTTGCTTCTACTATGAAGGAAGAAATCAAAGAACTAGTAAAAGAATCTCTTACTGAACAAGAGGATGAGGTTGAAGTAGATGCTGAAATGGACGAACCTGAAATGATGGAACCTGAAATGGGTGACGACGAAGAAGGTATGGAAATGGATGCTGATAACATCGACGATATGGGTGACGAAGAAGAAGACACCATTGACCTTACAGGTGAAGAAGACGATGACGAAATCTTACGAGTATTTAGTTTGATGGGACCCGAAGATAATATCGTGGTTACCAAAGACGAATCTGGAAACATCAATCTTAAAGATTCTGAAAAAGAATACATGATTGTTGGAGAAGGTGATGACGAGTTTGAGTTTGACATGGACGAGTTAGACGAAGAATGGAACGAGTCTGACGAATTAGACATGATGGAAGATGATAATATTGACGATATCGTATCTAAAGTTTTTGCTGACGATGAAGAAGAGTCTGAAGACGAAGAATTTGAGTTTGAAGATGAATTTGAAATGGAAGAGCAAGGAGAAGATGATATGGGTGTTGAAGATGATGATATCATTTATGAAATCGAATTTGATTCTGAAGAAGGTTCTGACGAAGAACTTGACGAAATGTATGACGACGAACTTGAAGAAGAATACGAAGAAGGTGAAGACGTTATGGAGTCTAAAATGACCGTAAAACCTAAGGGTGTCGGAATGGGTTCACCAAACAAAAAAATATATTCAAACAAACCTAACATGGAGGGTGGCTTTAAAACTGTTAAGAAAAAAGCTGACAAGACTATGGGTACAGGTAAAGCTAAGTTTGAATACAAAGAAGGAGAGAACCTTGACGGTAAAATGAAAAACGTTAAAAAGGTCGAGACAAAAGAAGCATCAAGAACTTTAGGTGCTGGTTCTAACTTTAGAAAGGGTGGTTTACCAAAACCAAGAGCTCACTCTAAAGCAAACACCGCGATTAAAGAAAATGTAGATGCTACAGAATTACACGTTCTTAGAGAAAAAAATGAAGAGTACAGAAAAGCACTTAACGTGTTTAGAAATAAATTAAACGAAGTAGCAGTATTCAATTCTAATTTGGCTTACGCAACTCGTTTGTTTACTGAACATTCAACATCTAAACAAGAGAAAATTAACATCTTGAGAAGATTTGATAGTGTTGAGACTCTTAAAGAATCTAAGAATCTTTACAAGTCAATCAAAGAAGAACTTTCAACTACGACTAATAACAATCAATCTATTAATGAATCAATTGAACGTAAAATTGAAAACGTACAATCTACAGGTTCATCAATTAATTTGATTGAGTCTAAAACTTATGAAAATCCTCAATTCTTAAGAATGAAAGACTTAATGGCTAAATTAAAATAAAAATAAACTAAAAAATAAAAACAAAAAAATACTAAAATGGGAGCATTATTAGAATCAGGTCTTGTTGGTAACATCGGTCTTAAGCACCTTAAAGTTATCAAAGAAGATACTATCAACAAATGGGATAAATTAGGATTCCTAGAAGGTCTTAACGGCCACCTAAAAGAAAACGTAGCTCAGTTATATGAAAACCAAGCTTCTTTCTTAATTAACGAGGCAACTGCTGACGGTTCATCAGGTTCATTCGAAACTGTTGTATTCCCAATCGTTAGACGTGTTTTCTCTAAATTGTTAGCAAACGACATCGTTTCTGTACAAGCTATGAACTTACCTATCGGTAAATTGTTCTACTTTGTACCTAAAATTCAAGGTTACTCAGGCGGTACTGCAACACAAAGTGGTGAGCACTACGCACCTGTAGGTTCTCCAGGTAACTACCCTGGTAATCCTAACGCAGGTTACACTGGAGCAGGAGCTTTCCAAAAAAATCTTTACGATTTATTCTACGAAGGTAACGAACCAGCTTTAGACCCACCAGGATTATTTGATTACTCTAAAGGACGTTGGTCAGCAATTACTGCAAACACAGTAATCCAAGCTTGGCAAGGTAGTTCTTTAGTGAACGCAGAAATCGGTGAAGGTGAAATTATCCCTTCAGGTAACACAAGAAAAGTTATCGTTAAATTATGTGGTTTCGCACAAGCAGGTACTGGTAAAATGATTGGTCCTGATGGTTCAGAAATCGACACTGAGTCTTTCTTATCTGACTTAGTTATTTACACAGGTAATGGTTTAACAGTTGCTGATAATTCACCATGTACTGTATCAACAGGAGCTTTATTGTTCAGAGTTGTTACTCAACAATATGGTCAAGGTATCGTAGCACCTAACTACAACACAACTCAAACTACATGGCCTTCAACAGGTAATGGTGGTTCTTACAATGACGTATGTGACGTAGAAGGTTGTATCTACTTAGAAGTTGACTTATCTTGTCCTGTATGTGCTAACTGTGACGCAACATCTTTAGATGGTTACACAGGTACTACTATTGAAGAAGCTGCTTCAGGTACATCATTCGCTGCGGCTTGGAGACGTTACGAAGAGTTAGAATTTGAAGACAAAATTGGTGAAGTTTCTTTCGACCTTGAGTCAGTTACAGTATCTGTAACAGAAAGAAAACTAAGAGCACAATGGTCTCCTGAATTAGCTCAAGACGTAGCAGCATTCCATAACATCGACGCTGAGGCTGAGTTAACAGCATTGTTATCTGAGCAAGTTGCAGCTGAGATTGACCGTGAAATTTTACGTGACTTACGTAAAGGTGCGGCTTGGAACCTACGTTGGGATTACAATGGATGGAGAAGAATCTCTGGAAATATGACTTACACTCAAAAAGACTGGAACCAAACATTGATTACAGCTATCAACCAATTGTCAGCACAAATCCACAAGTCAACACTTCGTGGTGGAGCTAACTGGATTGTTGTATCATCTGAGGTTTCTGCAATTTTTGATGACTTAGAATACTTCCACGTATCTAACGCTTCACCTGAGCAAGACCAATACAACATGGGTATTGAAAGAGTTGGTACATTAGCAGGTCGTTACCAAGTTTACCGTGACCCTTACTTCCCAGCTAACCAAGTGTTAATTGGACACAAAGGAACGTCATTGTTAGACACAGGTTACATCTACGCACCGTATGTACCTCTACAATTAACTCCTACAATGTACAACCCATTCAACTTTACACCTATCAAAGGTATTATGACACGTTACGCTAAGAAAATGGTTAACAACCGTTTCTACGGACGTATCACAGTTGACGGTGTTCGTACATTCGACTTAAGAGAATTGAGATAATCAATCTCCTAAGGGAAATATTAAAAGGGACGAGTAATCGTCCCTTTTTTATTTTAAGGATATTTATGTTATATGGGTAATTTACGTCAATTAATTAAGGAGCATTTATTATTAGAGAAAAGAATTGCTCAGTTAATGTCATCATTTAAAGTACAATACTCATTTGAGGTTGATAGAACAACCCACGCCTACCACAGAAAAACAAGAACAGGAATCTCAGATTATAATGAAAAAGAAATCTCAAATGCCGAGATTAAATATATTGTTGAATTATCTTTACGAGACATTGCTGAAAAAATTGCCCAACATAATATTATTCATGACGAATCATTTGTTGTTAAATCTGTTGATAAAGAAATTGCTATCGCCATAGTCCCAAAACATGTTGAGGATAATTTTTGGAAATTAATTATTGTTACAGTATTTAGAGAGTCTTTAAATAATCCATTTAGAGTTGGTGAAGACCAATTAGTAATTTGGGTTGATTAAATAAAAAAACGGGTGGTTGTATCTGAATCGTTCCTCCCCCGTTCAAATAAGTCAGTTTAGACTTACCCATGTAATTAAATACAATGTATCTGAATCGTTTCCTTTAATTACCACACAAAGGTACGACTTTTTTTTGATTTATGCGATATTTATATAATAAAAAATCAATATCATGAATAAATTATTTTTAATTAATGAGGATGAGAAGAAAAGAATCTTAAGTCTTCATGAATCTGCAACAAAAAAACAATACCTAAAAGAAGAAGATTCTGTTATGGAGCCTGATACAAATCAAGAAATATCTGAAATTGACGCTGGTATGTTAACAACTGCAACTATATTAGGTGGTCCTCTTGGTACTATTATAGCAGCATTTAATGCAGGTCAATCAGGTGACAAAGCTCGTGCAATATTCCAAAAATGTCGTACATCTAAAGGTAAACTTGGTAAAAGAAAAATGAATGATAGTTATTTGGCTAAAATTGCCGATAATATAAATAAAGCTGTTGAAGGTGTGGGAACTAACGAAGGGTTAATTAAATCATCTTTTCAGTTAGTTTCAAGTATTGCCGACTTATGTGCTTTATCTAATATCTATTTAACTAGACACAGTGAAAATCTATATGACGCTCTTGACGGTGATATTGATTCTGATAGCGAATGGAAATCATATGTGTTTTTACCTTTATTAGATAATGCTGTTAAAAAC